TCCTGTTTGAATTTGGTCTTCAATGATCGGAACCAATACAGCACCGGTTCCATTGCCAACAATAGTTATTTCAACGTTGTTTCTGGTATAATTATTACCAATTGTAAATTTGCTTACTCCAGGTGCAGTTGGTTTTACTTTGCTTATGATTCCGTTACTGTTAGCACCTATTTCGATTATGTTTTTGTAATTAATTTTGTAATTGAAAGCTTCTAAACGTTGGCCATTTACTTTCAGGTAGGTCTGTTTGGTTTCATAATTTGTACCAGACCGATTAACTGTGAAAGCCGCAATTTTACCATTGGCAATTTCTAAGATGCGGGCCGATGCACCTGTGCCTTGATCTGATACAAAGCTAATAGTGTCACTGACCGTGTAACCTTCGCCACCATCAATGATAGTTAATGTATCTAATTGACTTTGAATAAACTGACCCAATGAAGTATGAGCATGAGTACAGGTATAATACAAGCCGTTGCGGTATACCACATCATTTATACTGTAATCAACTCCAGGCGACCATGCGCCTCTGTATTGTCTTCCTTTTTTGTTTGTTAAACTGTATGCAAAATCAGTGACCCAAATTACAGGAAGCAGGCGAGAATCAATATCCACTTGTTCATACAAATCTGGATCAATTACACTTGTACTACTAGCAGGAATATTGGCTTTGGCTCTAAATAGTACGCCACCACTCCAGGCTAGGTCATCAACATTGTATGATTTATTTCTGCTAAATCCTTGAGCACTAAAAATATCCCGTGTTGTTAACGTATCATAATATGAAATACTGTTTAAGTTTTCAAATTTATTTGATTGGTCTATTTTTTTAAAATCATCAATTGTAACTGACGAAATATTTCTGTGTTGAATATCTACATCAACAATACTGGCTACACCTGCACTTGGCAGCCATGACTGTGTTTGTTCTAAAGTGGTGTTTGTTGCTCTATTAATCTTAATAAAGTTAAATGGATCTTGCGGCTTAGTAACCCAGCGTCGGTCATTCATGTTAATATCAATGATATTGTCACTGAGCTTGTCAACAACGCCGTTGCTTAATCTTACAATTTGACGATTAGTTGATACGTCACTTTTACGAACTTCAAATTCCCATATCTTTTGATCTTTGATATTGCCAAATTTTCCAGTATTAAATAACCATTCTTCATTGACAACAACGTCCTGGCTTCTTCCAGGAACATCAATATTAACGTCTCTAAATATTGCATTAATTGCCAAGTTGGTGCCTGCAGAACTTTGCAGACCTTGTTGATATAAATGAGATTGTGTTTTATCTTGGATAAGCTCAGTTAATACAGTGGCTTTGACTGGTACTACATCACCGCGAGCAATTATTGATTTATATGTATCAAATGCATTGTTCTCGGGAAAGTGGCTTTTTAATACATCATTACTTAAACTATCAAATCCAGGCAATAGCCCATCGCTTTGAATTATAACACCTCGAGCATGTGGACGTCCGTCCCACTTAGTTGTACGTCGGCCGTTCAATGATAATACATCAAGTCTATTGTTTGTTTGTAAATCTGCAACCAAGTCGCCAAACTTTGTAACCAAGTTCACATAAACAACATGTTCGTATTCGCGTTGTGCTAGATCTGCAAACAATATCTGTTCGCCTGTGATTGGTGTAATCTTATCTACATTTTTTTCATAATCACGAGTAATCAATAACTCACTGGCCAATGCCGAACGTCCATTGGCAAATAAAATTTTGCCAGTTCGTCCCAAATCAGCATCTAATCTATCTAGAGTACCAGTGGCATGATAAATTTTTAATCCATTGTTTGTCACAGGACCAATTATGCAATAGTTGTTGTTGTCCCATTGTTCATCAATCCAGGTGAATGCATCTAGTGCAGCCTGTTTCCAATCTGTAATTGTGCCTCGACTGTTAATTTCGTCAAGCAACAGGCCTTTTGATTTTTGGCATTCTCCTAATCCTAGTAAAAGAGTCAATAAATCTTGTTTATTAGTAATGTATGTGCCGTATGGTATACGAATACTAGTTGGAATCCAATTTAAGTATTCTGTAAAATCACCCGAGCTGGTTGAAATGCTTCGACGAGAAGAGATTTGATTTATTGAATTATCAACAACTGGTGCAAATACATCAAACCAATGATTTGATGGATCATATCCGTATACTCGGAATCCGGCGTCATCTTTTTCAAGTCGTACTGCACTGTATCGTAATTGCTCCATTGACACACCATTGTTTAATGTCATGAAGAAATCTTCATCTGGCACATAACTACCAGTTTGAAACTTTGCATAATACATCTTCAATGACATACGCGAGTCAGCAAATCCTCCCAAGGCAAATTCTAGTCTAGGAGCAATTGACATCAATTCTTCCAATGGATTCTCACCAGGTAGGTTAAATTCTCTATACGCTTCAAACAGCATTGCACCAATTCCAGTTACTGGTCTACTTTGTGCAAAGTAACTAGGATTAAATGTAATATCTCCCCTGGCTCTAGGACTATTTGTTGGAATTGTTCTAACAAACGGATCAACCCCAGATTCAACAAAATCACTGATTTTAGAATAATCATCCAATGGTTGCATTACAGTTGCCCAGTGACCTGCAACACTACGACGCCATGCTAATTCAGCAGGACCTAGTGCTCCAATTTCCCAAGGTAAACGTGCAATGTCAGCAGTTGGTGCAAAATTAATATTCCATTCGCCTGGAGCCAATAGTTTACCAAATTGATTAACTGGATAAGTTGTAAAGCTTCTTGCAAATTCAGGTACTGTGGTTTCTGGTGTGCCTGGTTCGGTGACAATACCATGTTGCAGTGCTCTAATCAGGGCCTGACGTTTACTTGCGTTTGTCCAGGAATAATGCAACTCCCACCAAGATGGTGCATCTGCATACCCTAAGGCTTTCCATGGCGATGTATGTAATTGGTCAGTTCCAAATAAATCAATATAAAAGGCTCTCCAGCTTTTGCCGTTATAGTTCCAAGTCCATGCATTGTCTGAGACATAATCATTGCGGTCACGATAATCTATGTTGTTCATTGCATACCAGGCAATTTGTGCATTTGCTATAGTTGGCGATACTGTAGTGGCCAAATAATTACTATTCAATGTGTTGCCCTGGAATATGCATCCTAGGTAGATTCTATTTTCAAACTCTAAAATAATTTTATTTCTAATATCTTCTTCTGAATTACCAAATAGTGCAATTTTAGATCCATTATGTAATTGTATAAACTTACTTGTATTATCTCCCCATGACTCAGTTACGATTTGCGGAACGTATAATTCCGCTAGGCCTAGCTTGGTCGGACTTGCAGGGATGCCAGTTAATAATTGTAATGCATTACCGTAATAGATATCAACACGGTCTCCAATGGTCAATGCTTCATTGAAGATAATCTGATTGTTGACAATACTAAACTGAGATGCAGATATTAATTCATCGTTGACATAAACATATACATGGTCTGTTCCGTAAGCGCCTTGGTATATACTATCAGTTCCGGTATTGATTAGATAATTTGTATTTTGTACAGCAACATATCCAGCATAGCGCATTGCATTTGTACTAAATGCAACGCCACTGATTGCATCAGCTGAACTGAATGTGATTCCTAATAGTAGTTCTTCTAATATTCTATCTAAACCACGACGTGGTCCAAATTGTTGTAAGTCTAATAGATTGTTATTAGACTCAATCTTAGTAATAAATTTTCTATACCAACGCCAAGCGGATACGGAACGTGCTGTTGCAACGTCCTGAACTGTTGGGCTCAATCTTGTGCTAGCCCAGGCGCTACGCATTGCACTATGATCTACCATTAGTGCGCCATTAAATGCTGGCAGTTGCGGACACTCGATCCATTGTTGGTCGTCAAATAATTTATTACTGTTAATATTTGCAAGCATTGATGATGCTAAACGACTGACTGTAAATTTACCTAGACTAATATCCTGAGTGGGATTAAGTTCAAATCCTGGAATTGCAGAAATACTACTGCCAGCAGGTGCATTGATACCCTGGTGACATATTTCTAGTTTACCAATGCCGTTGAGCAATACTCTGACAGAGTCAATGGTCAGATCGGCATTACGAGTAATATTAAATGCATAGTCAATTGGTAATCCGTTTAACTTTAACTTAATATTTCTTGGATCATTCTTGACATTAATGATTCTGATATAAAATTTCTTCCCAGCTATTGATACTGTAAGCAAATTTCCCGAAGTTTCACTGACAGTGAAACCAAAGACACCATTCTGATTGATTGGAGCAGTAACGGTTGTACCGTCTTGACTTGTAATTGTTGCTTGGGTTGGCTTACTAGAAATGTAAGTTTTAAAAGTTACTGGCTCGCCTAAGGCTGCAATTGCATGATTGTCAACCACCTGTGAATTGTCATCAGAATGAGCAACTACTAGATTTCCATCTTTGGTATGTAGTACCCATTCGTATGTAGGCCATGCAGAGTTATCAATTTGAACTTCAGTTTGCCCATTAACATCATGTAGTTGGGTTACCCAACTACGCAGTCTAAACCAGGCTTTACGATAGCCAATACTTAATTCGTCAGCAAGCTGACCTCCTTTAAAACGTCTAAAGGAATATGGTCCGCGAATGTTTTTAGTACTGCGATTTTCTTCATACGTTGATTGTTTATGCAATGTATGATTATAAACAATATCATACATTGCATTTTTAATAGTATTATCCTTGCTTAGTTCTGTAAATTGACTAGGCAAAAATTCTAAATTATAACCGGACTCATTGTCGTACAGATCTCCGTCAGCAACCTTAATAATTGTGGTATTAATTACAAGTGGTCTGATTGGGTTTGTACTTAACTTGACCTGGTTTGCATCATATAATTCAAAACGAGGTTGTTGAGTCCAAGTTGAGCGAAAACTGGCTAACTTTGCTTCTCCATTGAACCAATAAAATTCATTGAGGTAATAGTTGCTTGATGAATACGGAGTATCAACTACTACTGCTCTGCCGTCTGACGGATGTTCATAATGAAACAAACTGGTTACATCACCATTATTAAAATAGGTAAGAATCTTGTCTTTGAAATTTCCATCAGCCAACCATAAAATTCTTAGATCCTTTAATAGCACACCTTCAATTCTATAATTTATTGTAACAGTATGGCCTGGTGCTGGACTGTGGTCAGCAAGCCATTCAATTCTGTTCCCTTTTACTTCATATATTACTTTATTTTCTTCGTCTTCAATTTTCTTAAAATCAACAGTAGACACTCTGTTTTTGTCAACTGCAATCTTTAAACGATCCTTGAATTTAATCTCAACATAAAGGTCTGGGGCGTACTTTAATTTGTTGATTAAATCTACATACCGTGTGTCAAGTGTCAACGATTGTTCCGTCTTTAACTTAATATTAACAATATCAATTGGAGCCACAACATTGCTATCTACCACTAGATTTGGCCAGGCGCAATATGTTACGCCGTTGTTGAATAATTCTAATGTTCTATCAAATTCAATAATTGGGCGCGATGCTTTATTATTGTTGTTGGCAATTGCACTAAATTCTAGCCCTAAGAAATCTGCAACCTGTTGTATTACAGTTTTATGGTACCATACATTAACTCGGCTGTGTGCATTACGATTCTCAGCACCAACTTGTTCGCACACATAATGCTTTTGATTTATACCACGAATTGCACCATCCCACTCAACACTGTCCCACGACACTGCTGTTTCGTCCCAAAGGGTTTGTACTGCCTTACTGTATACTGTATTTGTATATTGATGTGTGCGACCTAATAATTGAATACCACTGTGAGAACCAACTCCGCTTACTTGCCATCTGCGAAGAGTATTTAAAGCTGGATCATTTAAAAAGAAATTGTTACAAACAACTGTAATTGTGGCGCCGGCTGCCGGTCCAGTTGTTAACCATTTAATTGTATTTCCAAGAACAATGAAATCTACACCGTTTTGTTTGTTTTCATTGTTAATACTAATGCGAACATTAGTTTTGTTATATGCTGTTAATTCAACATTCAATGGCTGTTCAACTTCACCAGTGGCAATCATAGTAAAGGTATAATCTCCGTTGATGCCACTGGCCTGGCCTTCTCGAACTTGAAAAACAATTCTCATTCCATTTTTTAATTCTAATTGTTTTCCATTGGACTGAACTGGTGTTACATAATTACTTTTGCCAATAATATCATTCTGTATATCAATCAATTCTTCAACTGCACTGATATAAATTACCGGCATCCCTTGTTCAATCCAATAGTAATCTGTCCAATTGACAAATTTATCTGAATCAATGGGAAGGTCAAGTACACTAACAGGAACAGGAGTTTCGTTGGAGCGATCATTCAATTCCCATGCGTCAGCAATGTTGTCTGCTGTTAGAGCTTTTGCACCATTGTTAGTATAAACTACTAGACCTGCTTCTAATTGTCTACGTGCCGTTGGATGTGGCAAATAATCTTTTACTACAGTTTTACTTGTGTTGCGTCCGACTGAAAAATTTAAATCTTCCAAGGCGCTTGGTTGGAATAAATCTTCTGCTACTGCACTTAATACTTTTTTATTTGTATCAGTACGAAAGATAGTTGGTAATAAACCTGTAACCAATGGAGCAACATATTCTCCATTGGTTTGTCCTGGATATGTTTTAATTCCTGCATCAGAAGGAGTTAGTGATTTTGGGTTCTTTTCCATTTTAACCTTGTGATATAACAACTGGTGCAACTAGGCTTGTAATAACTTCAACGTCGGCCACAGTAGCACTACTAATAAACAATTCGTCATTGTCGCATTTAATTTGAAATAAATCGCTTGATAATAATCCTGATTGTCTTGGTACCAGAACAATACTGCTAATAATACCGCCCAGGTCTTTATGAACCCATGCTGCCAAGTCAGTGAAGAAGAAAGTTTCTCCAAAATCCCAATTATCTGCCGCAAAATATCGATTAACACTAGCAATTACACGACTGCGAATTTCAGCGTCGCTGATACGTGTTCCGTCACTTTTTGTAACACGGAACGCGGCGCGATAACGAAGATCGCTTCCACTACCAAATAATACTTTATAATTTACAGGATGATAAACAATACTATCGCTTACACTCTTATATTGTTCAATGCCTTGCATTAATTTACCTAATCCATAAGTTGTCAATGGCAATGGACGAAGACCGTCTTTTGCGCCAGCGGCAATCCATGCTCTAAACGATTGATTAAATGATGATGTTAATACAAACATGTCAATGATGTTGGTAGTTGACGAGTCAACTCGATTATCACGTAATGGTACATGATTATATTGTACCTTTAACTTTTGTCTGCCAGTTACATTAAAATCGCCATTGGTTTCTACTGGAACAATTGTGTATTGACCTGGTGCATCAACAAATTCCTGACGTTTCATTTTTAAATTTGTATCTAATGTTAAGCCAACCAGAGCAGAAATGACATCTGGATTTTTAGGGACCAGAGTATCTAATAGTCCTGGAAGTAAAACAGATACTCTTTTTGGGTCGTAACGGCCGTCATCAAGTCTGATATAGTCAGCAACGTCTAACTCGCTTTGCCCAACAATCTGACCGTCGGCTACTGCTAAAAATTTAACTGAATCTTTAATCAAACGTTTTGTAGTTTGATCAAGTGCTGTGCCAAAACGCTGATTATGGAAATCTAATTGACCAGCACTGCCAAATACTGTTTGGTCTTTGCGTACTTCTGCTGACCACATACCAGCATTATAATAAAATCGAATCAACCAACCTGCGTCGGCCATTGGTGTAATAGTGTCTGGCTCAAAATCTTTATTGATATCGATATTGTCAGCTGTAATAACAAACCATCTATCTTTCTTTTGATCGTATTTTAATCCAAAGCTTTGTTGACTATTCAATTGTGCTGTAATGTCATTGACCTCATTGAGATTAAAAACTGTACGTAAGTTTGGAATCCACTTTTCAGCTGTGGCACCATCTGCAACAATTCCATCTAAAAACACAGCACCAAGTCCATTTGCTCGTAGTCCACTGTTGTTGCCATCGTTATCAGCCAGACCAAATCCTTCTCGATATACATCTAATATTTTAGACCATTTAGTACCAAAATTGACCAATGAATTTTTACGCAAACTGCGTTGTTCCAATATAACACTACCTTTACCAATTCTAATTGGAGTTTTGTTTACGTCGTCACTTGAGTAAAAATAGCCATGACTAGAATTTGTTGTATAATCAATATTTTTCCATAATATACTAACTACGCTACTTGCGCTTGTTACTCGAGGATAGGTTTTTGGTTCACGATTTTTATAATAGAGTTGGTGAGTTCCTCTATTCAATAATAAATTCTCTGCCCAGGTGATAATTCCATTTGTTCCGGCTATTTCACTTATAGAATCCTGAAAGGTTGTTTCTGTAGTGTACAAAAATCCGTCATCGGCAAAAGTCAATACAGGACGATATGTACTGGTTGGATCTTGTATGTCTGCGTACATGCTTTGGCCAGCGTATGTACGATTAATTGTTTGAATTTTATCAACTCCGCCAATTCTTCCTTCAGGAAAAATGTTGTAGTCGCCAGCAGTAATCATACGGTCTTGACTGGCAGCCGTACGACTGGCACGATTTTTAATTTGATCTATTGACTCGCTGGCAGTACTGCTGACAACATTTATTAAATCAAGTGTGCAGATTAAATCCTGCTCTAATCCCTGTCCGTCAACATAACGAATAGAAACTTGCAGTCCCGATACATCATTTGTAGTAAACACTACGCTTTCATTTGCACTTTGACGATACCAAATACGAATGTTACCAACAGGAATTTCGGCAAATGTGCCATCGCCAAACTTAATTGAAATTGCATCATTTTCTCTGGTAATTACTTCGTAAATTTTTCTAGTATCTTTATTAATTGCATTAAACGCAATATTCTTACCAACAGTACTTGGAACCTGAGTCCATGTATCTAAAATTTTACCTTGTCCGTCAATGCTTTGTACCCATACGTCAGTTTCATTGATGCTACTTCCAGCCAAGTCAATTACACGATTTTCAACTCTTGATGTTAATACATAGTCTTCATATTTTAGATTACCCTGCTTAAACATAAAGAACCAACCGTTAGATACATTAGCATAACCAGTACCATCATTGTTAAACAATGCAGTCATGTAACCATATGGATTAGGTTCGCTTTCAACTGCCAAATGAGAATCAGCATCAATCATCATTGGCAATAATTCACAGTCGTAGCTTGTGCTATTTCTAGCACTTAATGTAAATGTTTCAACCATGCTTCGATTGTCTGGCTGATCAATTTGATATAGTTGACGTACAACACCATTACTAATAATACTGCTGATTGGGCGGCCAACAGGGTTCCCTTTGTTTAATGCTTCGTTGAGAATAGTTGTAAACTGCTCGGCAAAATCTGGATTCAGTGGGTCTGCCCACACAATGATTTGTCCAGCTAAATTTGCACCCTGACTGTCATATAAATTTTGTGTAGTTTTAATTGCAGATACACGTAAGAAGCCGCCAGCGTTGCCGTTACGGAAAGGTTTATATCCCAATTGACGGGCAATACTTAATACGTTTCCACGAACTCTGGCAGTATCTAAGTATGTTTCACGCAAATTTAAATCACTACGGAATGCTAAATTTTGTCCCATAAATGCCAGCGTGTCAATCAACGCAACATATTCACTGCTATTAATAAAGTCATTGAAATCTTCAGGATAGTTTACCTGGACATGATTTAATAATGCAGTACGTAGACTTTCAAAGTCATAGGCTTTAAAGTCTGGATTAACCAGATAGCGATAGTTGTTTAACCAAGTTTCGGCAGCATATAGTTGCCCAAGTCTGCGAGTTTGACTCATTTTGTTGTTGTTCCTTTATCGTACGTCAACGGTAATATCACAGTTTCATCCGTGGGCACATACGTAACTATTATCTCAATATTCAATGCATTGGGACCTTCTGAAATTGACACACTTGCAAGAGACCATCGTGGGTCATTCTTAATAATATTACGTACATCTTCATCTATTAATCTTATAGTTTTATCATCAAGCGGATCAAACAATAATTCCCAAACAATACTTCCAAATTCTGGCATCATTACACGTTCGCCGCGTCGTGTGTTAAAATGATTTAATAAGTCTTGGCGAGCAAGGTCTAGGTCGTAACGAGTAGGGGATAAGAAACTGGTCCCAATTGAACTATATCCTCGAAATCTTGATTTAAAAACTGGCATAAACCTATTTACCAGTTTTTATTATCCTGGGTTTTATCAATCGAGTCACTCCCCTGGAGAACCGTATTTGTCTTTTAATTGTTGCTCTGTTAGTCGCGAACCCTGAGGTACTTTTCCGGTGTTCAGCCAAGTACTGCGTTCATACTGTCCAAATTGTCGAGGTGTAGGAGCAGTGTATGCCGCTTCAACTTTGGTTCCTGTTGATGGCCCATTTCCGTCAGCAGTTCTCCAGGCGCCATTTTGCGGATTTCTAGCTTTATTATTAATAACAGCATTAGTATCAGATTTTACACCGGCTGTCATACGACTGGCCGCTGATTTATTTGCGTCATCTGGGTTGCCGCTGCCTGTCATTGCATATCTTGCTTCGCTGTTCCTTTGAGTTGAACTATTTGAATACGATGCATTAGCCCAAATACCTGCAATGTCAGAATTTGTTGGTTTACCGTCGGGCTGTTTGGCGGCAGCGGCCACAAGCTGTGTTGCCATGCTATTTGCACTTGATGGATTTCCATATGCCGCTATAATCAATGCATCGACTTGGGCTTGAGTAATACAAACTTTTTTGCCAGTGGATTCTTTTTTCAGCGTACTGATTACTCCCGGAGCAACGTGCCTGTCAACAATTTGTCTGCTGGCTGTTCTTGCTTCGACTTCACTGGGACCAGCCAGTAGTGCATTCTTAATCTGACTGTCAAGTTTACTAGCAGAGTTTTGTGGACCAAAAATGTCAATTCGAGTCCCATATCCTATACTGTATCCTTGATAATCACTATATTGCATACCTCGATAAGCTTCACGACTCATCATTTTTTCAAAGCCAGTTTCACTAAGTCTTGATGCACTAAAATCAGCTACACAATCAATTGCATCTGCTGTTGTAGGTGGCGGAAGGTCTTCGTAGCTTTTTGGGTCAGGTGTAATTTGTGGATTACCTAAATTATCATCTTGTGCAACTCTGCCAGGAGGAGTTGTAATTTGTTCGCCGCCGGTGCGTGATACATGTCCACCGTACGGTTCTGCTTCTGGAACTCGACCTGCAATACTTTTACCAACTGTTGTATTTGTCACCAAGCTGTTTTCTTGTGGCTTATCTGCTATATCCGCAGTTGGACCGTTAAGGTCTATACGTAGTGCAGTTGCTTTAAATTGGCTGTCTGCATAAACGTTCATATTTTGATTACTGGTCAGCTTCATGCCAGTTGTTCCAGTTGCGTTGAATACTTGGCAAGCTTCCATTTGAATGTTATTGGTTGCAACGGCATTTATATTTGCTGCCGCTTCAATGTTAATATTATTTCCAGCATGTAAATTAATACTTTTTTCTGCGGCAAAACTAATATCCCCGGCGGCATATATGTCTACGTTACCTTCTTTATCAAGTTGCATCCATGCACTACCATTGGCATTAATAAAGTAGATAAATCCTTCGTCATTGTCCATTATCATAGTGTTACCACTATTGGTACGTAAACGTATCTGGCCGCCATTGCCTTTTTCTCCGTCGTCTAACACAAATTGATGTTGACCAGGTGTTAAAAAGCCGTATGCCAGGCCAGGATGTTTATCTTTATCTCTAAAAGGACCAGCATTGCTATGGCCGCGGCGCAAATCGTTTTCTAATCCTTGCTTTGACAGTATGTCACTTAGTAAATGTTCTGGTCTATTTTCTTTTTGTGGATCTTTTGTGTTATATCGGTTTCGTTCAGACAATGGCTTTACTTTTCCGTTGTGTGTAGACCCGCTTGCCACTGCTGGAATAGAGTGTGTATGCCCGTCATGTGGCAAGCAAGACCACCAAATACCCTGGTGTGATTCGCCGTTGATAAATGCACAAATTACATTAACATTTTTATGCGGAGGAACAGCCCAAAAACCATATCCTTGATTTGTTTGTTCATATGCAGTGGCATTATTTGCTTGTGATTCATCGGCTGTATTACTGGCTCCTGCAAATGGCGGGCAATATCTAACGGTGTACCAACTAGATGCATCGTCTTCTCTAGCTGTACTAAGTTGTGGAATCCATACTCGCAACCGTCCAAGGCCTTCTTTATCTGTATTTTCTTTTATCTTGCCAAGGAAGATACCAAAATGCTTGTTACTGTCAGATGTGCTGCCGGTACCTGCTGGACTTCCTCCTGATGAATTTACTCTCATTGTAGATTACCTTTTTTTACTTGTACCATCTGCATTCCAGCCACTTGCGTATTTTGAATCCCATACTTGCTGACCTTTCCAGTCCTTGGAATCTGAAGGACGAGGAGGAACATTATTACTTGGATTAGCTGGATAATCTTGGCTTGCCCTGGTGTTGCTTGCATTAGCACTAGGGAACGGTCCAGCATTACTAGGGCCTTTGCCAGCACCAGTGCCACCACCAACAGCTTCTTTGTTGCCAGCAGGACCTGCTTTTTTACTCCACGGATTAGATAATGCATCTCTAAAACATTCTAATTGTGATGTAAACTTACCTTTAACAAATTTATTAACAACTTTTTTAATTGCATAAATTCCAGTGACTGCATCTGCGTTTTTTAAAGCCATTAGATCAGTTGAAGTCCAGTCGACAGATGGAACTACTGCTTCAAACCAAATAAAAGGTAACCAGTTATGACTAGCAGTTTTTTTGCGTTTCTCGGCAAGTTGCTCCTCGGTCAGTTGTTCCTTTTCATATTCCCATACATCTTCCTCCCAGGGAGGAGTTCCTGGCTTTCCTGGAATTTGAAATAACCAATATGGATCACCAACTGTTTCTAAATTTAAACTAAACATGTCACTGCCACCAGTGGCTTGATTATTGCCAATTTGTCTAAAAATGCTGTATTCTTGGGCACTCTCTTGATATACAGAAGATTGCTGACTAGCTTGGTCAACAGTTGTGTTCATGTGGTAATATCTAGGCATGTGTGGCCACCAGCCTGGTTTTGCAGTAATTCTACGTTCATCACCCTTTTTAAAAGGAATGTCTTCTGCATAATATTGAGTTTGACCGTCGCCTAACTTTTCAACTTGTCTTGCTTCATTGCAGTTTATGGCCTTAGATGTTGCTTTACCAGCTTGGCCTTTTTGTGCAGGTTTAGGAGTAGAGCTAGCGGCAATGGGATTACCATTTTCATCAATCCATAATGGTCTTACATTACGCCATAGGTTATCAATTTTAATGTCTGCTGAGATTACTTCAGTGTTTTCTCCAGTGTAAATCCATTTATATACTTTTCGCAATAGTCCTTTTTTAATCCAATTGTCTACACGTTTATCTCTGTTTCCTTGATCTTGTGCATCTTTATATTCTTGCGGACTAATAATATTTTTAGCATCTTCCTTGGTTGTGATAAAGTAATGCACTTCATATGCTACACTACCAAGCTTGTTATCAAATATAACTTTGCCACCTTGTTCTTGTGCCTTAGAACCAGAGATGATACTGATATTTTTCATTGGCATATGAATGGTATCTGGTTTAGTATCAGTTGCGTTAAATTCTTTTCTCTCTGGAATACGATGTAGGAATTTTAACAATTCTTTACTGTTTGTCATTGACCCCAAGATAAAAGTTTGAATTGATGTGCCGGTGTTGACTTGAATTTCTCCCTTATACAATCCCCACAAATGAGCAAGGTTTGAAAAAAATCCATAATCAAACTTAAAATTTGTTATGTCTTTGTGTGCAGAAATTTTATACTTGTGGGGATAGCAACGTAATCCACTATCAACTTTATCTTTTTCCCGCTTGTTTAATGCTTCTTGAAGTTGTGAACAAAAACTTCCAATTGAATCTGGATGACCTTCCATCCTAAACCCTTGTTCTAAATTTGTAAAATCTGAAAGTTTGGCATTGCCTAAGTCTGGGTACATTTCAAAGTCGTATGTACTTCCTTGATAGTTAAGCGACATCTTTAATTGTAGTAACTTAACGTACCAACGGAATACTAATTCTTCATCGTCCCAGCCTTTACATGTCACTGGCATATCACTATTATCATATCCGGTAAAGTATACTTCTAATAGATACACTGCGTCACTGTTGTTGGGATAATCAAGTGCCATAGCAGATAAACTAATTGCTTCAATTAATCTTCCGCCAATTGGCTCAATTAACTTACCTTGAAATTTATGGAAATCTTGCATTGCATAATTGGCAGTCTCATTGCCCGTTCCAACAGTTTCAATTGTTAGTTCTTCTAAGAAAACAGTACCAGTACCCCCGGTTTCCCAAACAGTAATACCCTTTTTAAAATCATAAGATCTTTCACGTCGTGACTTGGTTGATTCGCCAGACGGCATCATAGTTAACCTTGTATTGTAGGTTACATTTCTATAGTTTTGTAAAGGGTTATAATGAGTATCGGGCAAGCCGACATCGTTGTTGTACGTTGGTTTTTCTGCCATTAAATGACTCCGCTGATATCAGTGCGAGAAAGTACACGAAGGACCATGCCTGCTTCTAAATCTCTAATAGGATCTTGTAACTGATTTCTGTTTAATAAAACAATAACCCACCAATAATTACTGTTGCCATAAAGATCATAACTTAGCAAGTCTGGCCTATGCTGATGCTTTGGTGTAACAGTATATAACTCAGGTGATTTATTTCTAAGTAGTTCTCTGACTTCAGGGAAGTTTGCAATATCTAAATAGAAGTCAGTGATAGGTGTAAATGAATATTGATTTTTTCCAGTTGTTGCCATTAGATATACCCATCCCCTAATAAATCACCTTTAAGGAACTTGTCTAGGGTGTAATTTTTTACCGTGTCAACTAAGTTGACTTGCACAATTAATGATACTGACATTTCAAATAGAACAGGAACAGCTTGTTCTCCATCAAACAATGATGCTGTGATATAGTCAACATCGTTTGGATAATCATATTGAAAAGTTTTGACAACTACAGGAGTATTATTATATAAACCGTGTGCATTCAATCTACCAATGGGTGGTGGTGTACCCTTCTTTGAATCTTCACGACCATAATACATGCTGGTAGCAGATCTAAGTATATGGATTGCCTGTAATGTTCTTGTTGCTTCTGCTGTATCTCTGCTGAACCACTGGCCAGAAATATTAATTGTTGGAGTTGCTCGACTACCAAATGCACTAGGCTGATAATTGGTATGTTGCAATTCCCAGGTACTGTAGTTGACCTCAATGCTTTGCCCAATGCGAGGAGTACTTGGCCACTGAATTGTGCTACCAAGAGCTTTGAACTCAATTGTAACAGGCGAAGATAAATTTGCCACGTTATGCTCCTAACTTGGCATCAAAAATGCGTTTAAGTTGTTTATAAAACTCTTGACCATTTGGATAAAGTTCTTCTATGATTTTTAATCGGTCTTCATCAGATGATTCAGTGTACATTGATCTGATCGCGCTGGCGCTGTTTACTGTTTTTCCCAGAATAGGAAACTTTACATCAGCAACAGGAATAACATACCCATGACCTGCTCGAGTGCCATCTGTGTTCTTTTTGTCTGAAAATGGCATTAACTTGCGTTCGTTGCCTTTGTATGATTGAAAGTAACTAGGAGTCCCATCTTTGAGAGGTGCAAATCCAAATCTTGGATCTTCGGCCATGTCTTTTTGTCCAACACCAAATACTAATACATCCTTGCTTGGATCAAGTCCTAGTTTACCTGGTAAAATCCTTGGAGAATATGGAACTGTTTCTTCAATGACATGATCAGCTGGTACGCCTGCTGCCTGCATCATAGTTAGCTTTTCACTAAAATCAAATGGGCTTGTTCCTGGTACAACCTTGCCGCTGGTGGTAATATAAGTATTTGCAATGCCAAACTTTGAGGCAAGCTCGCGAAACACTTCCGCATGTCCACGATGAAACGGGTGGAAGCGGCCAGCATATACTGCAATAATACGAGGGGCTATATCAGTAATTTTCATGGTAAATTCTCCACTTGTATTTACCGTTTGTGTTATATACCTACTTTACCTATTGACAACCTTAAACTAATGTGCTATACTAATAGCAAGGAGCATACACTGTGGAAGAAAAAACAAAAACAATTTATCTTAAAAACAAAGATATCTTAGCAGAGATTCATCGTAGTAAAATGAACTATTGCTGGATGGAAAGTAAAGAATTTCAGCAATATGATTATATCACTTCCGATTTAAAAACAGTTCATAACAGAAAAACTAAATTATGTCCCGAAGGTGCAATTAATCTAGCACGAGAAGCACG